AAATTCTTTAAATGCACCAGCCATACCTTTAGTAACTAAATTATAAGGTGTTTTTGCAACTTTACCAACTCGCTTTGCAACCTCTTTAAATTTATCTTTTTCATAATCAAGTTTAGTATATTCTCTATTTTTTTTCCTTGAAGCCATAGAACCAGTTTTTTTAGCTTCACCACCTTTTTCCATACCTCTTGGTTTTTTCATTTTACCCATCATTTTGCTTACTCTTGCTCTATCTGCATCAGAAATACTTCTACCAGATTCATTTGATTTATTAACAACAACAGTTTTACCATCAATGTTTTGTAATTTTTGTGTTTCAGTATTTATTTTTCCAGTAAAAGTTGTTGGTTTAGGTGCTGTTGATAGAGCTCCTAAACCACCAGGTTTAGGTTTAGTCCTAGAAGGTTTAGATATAGCAGATTTAGGCATAGGTTTAGGTCTTGCTTTAAAACTAACACGCCCACCTTTTGCCATAAAGCCCATCTTGTTACGAACTTCAGTTGGTAATTTCTTTAAACCTTTGTTACCTTCAGGAACTGGTTTTAGTGCCATATTACTTCTCCTTTTTTGGTCTGCCTTTTTTCTTTATCTTTGGTTTTGTAACTTTAGGTGTAGCTTTTACTTCACCACTGTCAACTACTTTTTCAACTTCAGGTTCTTTTACTTCATGAAACACTGGTTCAGGATTATTAGCTTTCTCTTTAGCCTTTCTTCTCTCAACCTTTTTTTCTTTTTCTACTTGATATATTTTTTCTCTAATTGAACTAACCACTTTGATTTCTCCTATTGATGTTAGCACTCGCAATATCTCTTTGAGCTTGGATTCTATCCTCTGCAATACGTGTTTTATCATTTAACGCCTCTTCTGAAATGTCAATTCTTTGTTGATCAACTAATCGTTGATTTCTTTCTTTTTCTTTATCAAGTTCTTGTTTCTTTTCAAACTCTTCAGCTTTTCTTTCTATATCTTGTCCTCTGAGAGCAAGTTCTTGTTTTCTAATTGTAACTAACGGGTCTTCAGATGATGAAGGTGCCACAGTTTGTGCATACTTCTCTGTTAATTCACCAATAATCTCAGCTGCTCTGTTTTGAACATCATTTTGCATTTGTTGTTGCATTTGAGGATTTTGTTGCATCATCATTTGTTGTTCTGGTGGTATATTAGCCATAATCTCTTGTTGTGCCATACCTTCTGCCATCATACCAATATGTTCCTGTATATGACCTTGTAATGTCATAGCAACGGCTGCGTTTATTTGTGCAGCACTTGTTGAAAACATAGCCAAATGTGCTTCAATATGTGCCGAATGATTTTGTTGTGGGAACGCTTGTAATCGACCACCTCTTAGTGCCTCTTGATTCTCCTTTGCAGGATTAACAGGCATAGGCTGTGGAGGAGGTGGCAACATCTGGTCAATGTTCGACACACCTAGTGCTTCATACATCTTACGATACGCTTGATATAACCCTTGAGGTCCACCATGAACCTCTGGATTACTTTGAACTAACTGTAACTGTGTTTGTGCCAATGCAATTCTTTGTGACATAGAAAATATGTTCGGGTCACTAACAGGCATGACATCTATACGATCATCAAAATCTGTTTGTTTAATTGTCGGTGGAGCACCAGCAATCATATAAGGATAAGGTGCTGGATTCATAGCAAATACTTTTGCTAATAACTTAAACTCCTGTTTTTGTGCGTAATGTAGACGTTTGTGGATAGCACTCATAACTTTTGTGCCACGTTCCATAACAGCCATTGTTGTACCAACAGGTGTTTGTCCTGACATCTCACCTATCTTTTGGTCAGCAGCAGAGGCAAAACGTCTACCAGAGTCTATCAATGTACCCAAGAGGTTATAAAGGGTGCCTGATGGCTCTTTAAACGGCAATGGCATCAATGATTGTCTTATATCTCCACCTGCACTATCAATATCTCTAAATTCGCCTGGTGCCAAAGGTGTATCTTCATCTCGTATTCTTGCACCTCTAGCTTTGAATCCAGCAGGTAAATTACTTAACGTACCTGCATCAATAAGCTGTCTGAGTAAACTAGTTGATGCTTTTGATAAACCACCCATCATGTGTGTTAGACCAAATCCATAAAAACCTAGACCTGGCAAGAACTTATAATGAACAAAATACTGTTTCTTCATCATTAGTGGATCATTTTGGTCATAATTTCTACGAACAGCTAAAACATCTCCTGTTTTTTCTAATATGGAAACAATATATGGTAATTTTAAACCACTTGGTTCACCATCTTGATTCATATCCTCAAATCCCTCTATATCTAGATTTGTATGAATCTCGTAAATAACTATTTCTTCTTGTTCGTTAGAATTATATATGCCATCAGCTTTATCTATCTCTTCCTGTATATCAGAGTAATCACTAGAACCTGTTCCATAAGAAGGTAGGTCTGTATCCTTATAAAAACCTGATAACTGCATTTTTAAAACATCATTCTTACTCATTTTAACAACATGAGTAATACGTGATGCTGTTAGTAAATCAGTTGCTGAGTAAGGAACAACAATATCTTCGGCATGAACAAACTTACTGACAGCTCTTTGTAATAATGGATCAAAGTATATTTTTTTAAATGTTGAACCTACTATTGGTAGATAAAATAACATCTGGTCAAGTTCTGGATCAAACTCTTCCATAACGTATGTTATTTCATAATTCATATAATTTTTAACACGTTCTGCTTGTGCAACGACAGCAGGATTCTCATCTCCTACAATATCAACTCTTACAGGACCTCCTGATGGCAGTAATTCTCTGTAAGCCTGTGCTTGAAACTGTGTAATACTCTCAGACAGCAATGGATGTACAATACCAGACGCACCTTCAAAAGGCTCACTTCTATCCTCATATTTAATACCAAGTAACTCAATACCAGATTTGTATATTTTTTCCCATTCTTCACGAGATGTCATGTCATCTTTGACAGAAGACATTAAATCAGTGGATATTCTACCAAGCTCATCTTCTTCTATAAAATCTGCAAGATTAGCATCAAAAGGTACATTTTCTTTTGGCATCATTTCTTCTTGTGGTAACTCACCAATCAATGCACTGCCATCTTCCATCTGTGCAATGCCAGGCTGTTGTGGTAACTCTACAATATCAACAGGTGTATCAGTAACCTCTGGTGTAAGTTCTATTGGTCCGCCTGGTCCGATTGGTTCTGCCATTAGAAATGTCCTTTGAATTTTGATTTAGTATTAGCTACAATGCCGCCTTTGTTAAATCCTATACTAATACCCATATCTAATAAATCAAATAAGCTAGGTTTTCTTGTTACTTTTGGTTTTCTTGGTCTTCTTCTTTTTTTAAAAGGCGATGGATTAAAAAAACCACCCTTAACAGAATCTAACTTTTTTTGATATGGGTTTCCAGGATTTAAATTTATTTTAAAAGCCATTAATAATACTCCCTTTTCTCTCGGTAATATTCATCTTCTTCGTAATCATTTGGAGTCATGATAAACCCTCCTTGA